AAGGGCGCACTGAAGGTAATTCGGGGAGCAAGGACAGGCCTCCTTATTTTACACACGGATTGACCCCCTCCAGAGTTACTCCCAAGACCCTGTAGAACAGGCATGGTGGCCGTTGACCGCCAAAATGGCATGTGGCTAGACGGCAAAAACCCAGAGGACCGACGCCCCACGTCGCTTGAGCAACGACACAGTCGGGTGCGCTCCCTACTCACAGCAACAAGTGTTGGTCCGCCTACCGTCACAAGTCACTGCGCCCCATTTGACAACGTCGCGGCACCCGAGATCTCTAACAGGGCGGCCAGTGCGGGAACACGGCCTAACAAATCGAGAAATGGATGCGGCAGACGCCCTGAAACACTGAATGCCTCATGCACTCAGTCCTGAAACCAGACACTTACTCTGACAAGTGTGTGGTGGCGACTCCGGACTAACAGACAAAGCCGTTGTCCTCGGTGCCTCCCTACAACACCCCAGGTGTGCCCGGGTGTCCCATGGCGAAGACGGGTCTACTTGCGCATCCGAGGAGGCAGCACCTCCTCGAACTCAGCGCGTGTTGTCATTAAGTTGATGAGTGGCAGCCTATCGCAAAAGGTGTTCCATTCATCAACGTTGTCGACCCATCGGTGCGCGATTGCGAGACTGGCCTCACGCGCGAGGCCCCCGGATGACAAACTGGTGTGCACTGCGACATTAGCACGGTCGAGGAATGAACCGTACGAAATTTCGCAGTACCGATTGAGGTTCACTTTCTTCCAACCTTCAGGAAGCAAACCCTCCAAATCCTTCTCAGCACCAAGCCGATAGATGTCATCGCGAGTATAATGCGCCTGATGGAGATCGGCATCTCCGAGACTGCCAGCCAAATTCAGGAGCCAAATTGCCACAGATGGGCAAGTCGTGGCGATCTGCGAGGCCCTTGCAATGAGCGCGGGCCCCACAGACATGGCGAAGGCGTTCATGTCGCCGTCTTTTGCCGCCTTGATCGCTGCCTTGTCCGATGAATAAAAGCAGTTGGCAAGCAGACGCGGCATGTCGGGGCACGCGGTGCCCCGCGCAAGACCGGTGGAACATGTGGTGAATTTCCAACCACAGAATTCGGCTTCACTGTCGTCTGTCCATGCTTGATCGGCGACGCTGTAGCTGCGCCCATTGGTGCGCAAGAAGAGCTTTGGACGCATGCCGCAGCGTACCCAACGCTCCTGCAGCACGAACATCTCCAGCTCATTGAAGTCGTCGCCGGTCAGCCAGATGAGTGAGTCATCGCCTTCGAACCAGAAAAGGAATCGTCGGCGTTTGCCAAATATGTCTATGATCACCTCGGCTGTCCTGAGGACAGCCCGACGGCCATTGGATCCACCCAGGACCCAGGTCCAGATGATCTTGTTAATCCACCAATTAAGAATGGATGTTCCTCGATCGCCCGACCTCCTGATCGCTGCAATGGCTGTTCTAAACAACTTCCTTGCCATGTTGTGATACAGGAACTGCTCGTCGAGCTTCTCGTTGCCCATCATCATTTCCACAGTCACTTTGCGTGCGTCCTGGGCGAGTTTCAAACGCTTCTGCTTGTCAGCTCTCTGGCGTGCCTTTGAGAACTCATTGTACGCACACACATACTTCGTGAGACGTTCATAAATGGCATCGAGGAGGCAATTCTCCGTCAGCTCCCTGAGATATGCACTGCAACATGCATCCCAGGCTGTGCCATCATTCTCAAGAATGAACGCTCGCAAAGCGTCGCCCAGCGTGCCTCCATGGAGGCGTGGGCGGTATTCTGTGGCATTGACGATGTCCTCCATAACATCATTCTTCGCCTTGCCTTTTATCATCTGGTGCCCAAAGCGCGCCGTTGTCCACCTCTCAAGAATTCCTAAGGCGAACGCGCTCATCACGGCTCCGACATCTCCATCCGCAATGAGTACCCTCGGCGCCTTTCCTGGCTTCATGGGCTCTAGCTTAATGGCTGCTTGGAATTGGTATTCCGGCATGACTCTGGCGACTGCTTGCATCAACGCTTCAGCAGCTCTCTTTGGGCTCCACTTCTTGGAGGCTAAATCAGCATTCAGCCCGCGGAACTTTTCACCAAAGAGGGTGAGCTCTGCGATCTCGTCGATGAGCTTGTCGTTCTTGATCAGATCCACCAACTCAGTGACGATCTGCTGGATCTCCTCGACCTCGCTCGCGGTAAGGGTCACTGGTACATGTGGTATGACCATGCGCTCTTCGATGCCCTTCTGAAGGTTAGAGGGAGTGTTGGCATAAAACCACTTTCCCGCATCGGGGCCAAAACCCACGGCTAGCGCATCAGAGTCTGTCCCAAGCCCTGGAGCCATGTGTGCATCCAGACAAAAGTAAACTCCTGGTAAATTGCTGGCAAGTCTATCCGCTCTTGGTAAAGTGGCGAGTTCCGTGAACTTCCCACCATTCACCGCAGGTAGCGGAGTGCGCAAATACCAC